ACGTTAAATAATAATATTGCACATACTATCGGTAATAATGCTGCTTCTAATTATTTCAGTGGATATTTAACAGAAATTAATTTTGTAGATGGAACAGCTTTAGCTGCAAATTCTTTTGGGAAAACAGATACAGAGACAGGTCAATGGATCCCTAAAAAATATGGTGGATCACATGGTACAAATGGATTCTATCTTAACTTCTCTGATAATTCAAATACTACATCAGGTACATTAGGAGATGATGATTCAGCAAATACTAATGACTGGACTCCTAATAATTTCTCAGTTGCAGCAGGTCTAGATAATGATTCATTTGAAGATACTCCTACAAATAATTGGTGTACTTTAAATCCAAATAAATTTTCTGCTGATGATGTAGCTACTTTCGCTAATGGTAATTTAAAAGTTTCGCAGTCAGCCAATGGCCAATGGCAAAGTACTTTGGGTACCATACCTGTATCAAGTGGAAAATGGTATTATGAAGTTAAAGTTCATACTAAACCAACGGCTACAACTGAAAACTGGCTAGCTGGTTTTCATGATCTAGCACTTGAATATAATAATCTTTACTATGGTGAAGCTGGTAATTGTGCTTGGGGTATAGATGCTAATAATCCAGAAGTTTTTAAAGATACTGATAGAACAACAGGATATGGATCAGCTATTTCAGATGGTGATATACTCCAATTTGCACTAGATGTAGATGCAGAAAAGTTTTGGGTTGGTGTTAATAATACTTGGACTTCAAGTGGAGACCCTGCAGCAGGATCAAACCCATCTTTAAGTAGTCTAGGATCAGGAAAGACATGGATACCAAAAATATCTATGTATGCCTATAATACTCCTTGGGGTGTTTTTGAAGCTAACTTTGGTGCTCAAGGATTTAGTTATACACCACCAACAGACTTTAAAGCTATAAATGCAGCAAATGCATTACCTGAACCAATAATTAAAAAAGGTACTGATTATTATGGTGCTTTACTTTGGACAGGTAATGATGCTGTAGGTACTAGACTGATAGACGGTTTAGATTTTAATCCTGATTTACATATACTTAAAACTCGAACAGTACATGCTGGACATTGGGGTGCTTTTGATTCAGTTAGAGGTGTCACTGCAGGTAAGGAGACATTATTAAATGCTCATACAGCTGAAGGTACAGAAGATGGTGCTACTTACGGTTACATAACACCTGGTACTGGTGGCTTTACTTATAATACAGGAAGTGCAGGTGCTGGTAATGGTAATGCTAATTATAACTGGGTTGATAGTGGTACAGGTGCTACATATATTGCTTATAACTGGAAAGAATCAGCAACAGCAGGTTTTGATATTGTTGCATATACTGGAACTGGATCTGCTACAACAGTCTCACATAGTTTAGGTGTTGCACCTGAATTAATCGTAGTAAAAAATCTTACTGATGGTGCATCCGTACCAGTTTCAATAAGTGGTATTGTAGGAACAGGAAGCGATACGTTGTATTGGGGAACTAAAAATAATGCAGCTAGTTCTCAAACAGTTGTATTCCCTGCAACCTTACCTACATCTTCTGTATTTTCAGTAGGAACACATGCAGAATCTAATGCGTCTTCTAAGAATTATATTGCTTATTTATGGACATCAGTGGCAGGATATTCAAAACTTGGAATATATACAGGTAATGGAAATTCAGATGGACCCTTTATTTATACAGGATTTAAACCTGCTTTTCTATTAATTAAATGTACATCAAACGCAGAAAATTGGAACGTATTTGATGCTGCAAGAGATCCTGATAACTATGTTCATCATATGTTAGTACCTAATAATACTGCAGAAGAAAATAATTCTACTACTGCTAGACGGTTAGATTTTACTTGTAATGGTATTAAAATGAGAGGTAGTGATGGGACTATAAATACGAATAATTATACATATTTATATATGGCTTTCGCTGAATCACCCTTTAAATACTCTAATGCACGATGAAGACAAAATTTATTATAGACGGTAAAACCATACCACTTGATCAACCTTTTACATCAAGAGGAATCAAATATCCAGCAACTTGGTTAAGACTAACAACACTGGATGAAAAGAAAGCAATAGGTATTAAGGAGGTACCAAACTAATGGCTTTAACACAAGTAACAGCTCTGGGGTTACCAGCTGATGTTATTGAAGAATCAAAAATTGCTGATGATGGTATAGATTCAGAACATTATAATGATGGATCTATCGATACAGCTCATATAGCAGATGACCAAGTAACCCTTGCTAAGATGGCAGGACTTGCTAGAGGTAAGATTATTTATGGTGATGCTTCTGGAAATCCTACAGCTTTAACAGTTGGGTCTAATGGACAAACTATAGTATCTGATGGTACAGATCTCTCATGGGGAGATGCTGCAGCTGGTGCTACAGGTGCTGGTTCAGATAAAATATTCTGGGAGAATGGTCAAACCGTAACTCAGAATTACACCATAACAGACAATTACAACGCTGGAACCTTTGGTCCCGTGACTATAAACAATTCAGTCACGGTTACTGTAGGTGCTGGTGAAACCTGGACAATAGTATAATGCCTATAGTAATAAATGGAAGCGGTACTGTTACAGGTCTCTCTGTAGGCGGTATCAGTAATGCGAAAGCAGTAGCAACAGCGGCAATGCCAGCTGGTTCAGTGATACAAGTAGTATCAATGACAGATGATACACACAGTATTAAAACCAATACTTCTTATGAAGATATACCTGGTTTTACATTAAATATTACCCCAACTGCAGCAAGCAATAAAATTTTAATTCAAGCATCATTATGTGTTAGTAAGACTAATAATCATTCTTTCTTAGGTGAATTTCAAAGAGATGGTACAACTTTACCTGGTGGAGATGCAGATCAAGGAACTTTTATTGATAATGTTTGGTGGAATGTAAGGAGTAGTGATTACGCATCTCCTGTTTTTACTTATATTTATCTTGATACCGTACCTGGTGATTGGTCTTCTGGTGCAATTACTTATAAAGGACGAGGTATGACCAGTTCTGCTAGTTATGGTTATGGTATAAACTGCACAAAAGTTGATACTAATACTTCACATAATTCTCCAGGTGCAAGTACAATAACTTTAACGGAGATAGCAGTATGACATTAAAACTAAACGGCTCCTCATCAGGAAGCGTATCAATAGATGCTCCTGCTAGTACAGCAGGTGGTGCAGATAGAACACTTACATTACCTGATGATTCTAGTAATGGTGTTATAAAAACAAGTACCTATCCGTCATCAATTCAAGTATTAGAACAGTTCTTCTCTCCATGTGATGGTTCAACTATCGCTACAAGTCAAGGTGATATTACTGTTCAAAACGTGACAGCAGCGATAGATGTTCCAGAAAGTTATACAGATTTAACTGGATCAGTTATTACTTACACACCTCCAACAGGTACGACTCAAGTTATTTATGAATTTCAATATATGCTTGTCGGACATGATTCTCCTGCTTTCACTCATATAAAACTTATGCTTGCAGGAGTTGAAGTAACAGATGCTAGAAAATTAGAAGAAGTACCACAAAGTGGTAACACCTATTGTACTTATAGATGGGGTTTCAATATAGGAGGTAGTGCAGTTGCCGCTACTGGTCGTGTTGCTAATTGGACTTCTGGGAAAGAAATTAAATGGCAAATCAGAGATTATAGTTCTAGTAATGATAGTTTCGCTCATCAAATTAGATATTGGGATGGTGCAGATGTAACTGATTTTGTTACTAAACCCTCTATTGGAATCACAGCAATAGGAGCAGCATAATGAGTACAATAAAAACAACGAATATTACTCATGGGAGTAATTCAGGTACGAATAACCTTGTACTTACAGATACTGGTAATGTAACTGTTGGTGCTGATCTTATTGCTACCAAACAGAATGGATGCCAACGAATAGTATTGGAACAGTTCTATACCCCTTGCGATGGATCAGTAATCGCTACAAGTGCTGGTAATGTTACTGTTCCTAATGTCTCATCAGCAATGACTGGAACTACTTCATATGCTGATTTAACTGGTTCTCCTATTACATATACACCCCCTTCAGGAGCAACTCAAGTTATTTATGACTTTAACTTCCATAGTTCTGGAGTAGATTCAACTCCAATGTGGCATATGAAACTATTTTTAGCTGGTGCTGAAGTAGTTTATGCAAGGCAAACTCACTATAAATATTTATATGATGGTAATAGGATTCATTTTAAATGGGGATTTAATATTGGCGGTTCAGCAGATGCAAATGTAGGTCGTGTAGCTTCATGGTCAAGTGGTAAAGAGATTAAGTTACAATGGAGAGAATATAACACTTCTTCAGAACCAAAATTCCATGAAACTTATTATTGGGATGCAGCTGTCAGCTCACAATTCTCTATACCCTGTATTGGTATTACAGCAATAGGATGATAAAGATACCTAGTGCTGACCTACCCAAGGCATTAGATATCCCTCAGATGTACTTTAAACCGCCTACAGCGAACGTTCCATCGTATAAACCTATGGTTATACCCCCAGCCGATTTGGAGCGTCCTAAGGACACTGAGGCCGAACCTACAACTGAAGAGCCAGAACCACCTAAATTAACAATTCCTGTATTAGATATACAGATGCCAGTACCGGAAACAGCGGTAGTGGTAACGGCTGTAACAACAGCTGTAGTGGCAGTGGCAACCACCTCTGTTACACAGACATTATTTGAACCAATTAAGAAGAAAGTACAGAAGCAATTACAAGCTAAAGTCAACAAATGGAAAGAAAACCGGAAGAAAAAAAGGGACTCATCCGAAAACTCAAAGACGGAATAGAGGACCAAGAAGCCCAGATCCAGATTCTCGGAACATTCGTCAGACTTGGCGTTGTGGTTTGGTCTGGCTTTATAATAACTTTGAATTATGTAGAAATACCTATGGTTAAGAAATCTGGTAACTCAGATATCACGTTCGTGGCATCGGTGTTTACTGGAGCTCTAGCCACTTTTGGCTTGACCACTGGTAATAATAAAAAGGGTAACAATACACCCGTCAACTGTCCTATGGTAAAGAAAAAGGAAGAATGAACAAATGGCTATTACTCTTCCTACTAGCATCACCCATGGTAGCGAGAGCCGAACTAGTGACTCCCCAATTCACCCAGGGGTCGATGAATTCAACAACGACAACTCAACAGGATATAGAAGAAGACATAACGATCACCAAGTATGGTTCAGTTCTAAGTTCGTGGACTGGAGAGAATGTTACACATACTTCAGCAACATCTGGAGGAATAGTAGATTCAGATTCAGTATTCACGATTCATACAGTAGGAGATCCATTCAGTCTAGAAATAACAACCAGAGCAGCAACTCAGGTACTAGAAACACAGGAAATCGAAAGAACTATCGAAACTACTGCTACTACTACCTCGCTCTCTGTCTTCTCTCAATAGCTCCTGTTTATGCAGAACCAGAAGTACAGAATACCTCAAATCCAGTTGCTGCTGCTACTGGTAACGTTACAAACCAAGCTGTACAATTTCAAAACAATGGAGCACCCAGCCGACAAGTAATGGGTCCGAATATTATTTGTAATGGTAGTACTATGACATTCTCCCCGTTTTATATGGGAAATCATACTACACCATTTGATGAGAATATGGATCAATCTAGCTACACAGTAGCCGAAAACTGGGGTTTCCAAGTTAATTTTATGGTTCCATTAGATGGATCTATTACAGAAAGATGTAAATCAATAGCAGCCAGGCAGGAAGCTAAAATGGCTCTAGACTATGAATTAGTTAGAGCTAAGGAATGTGCAAACCTTCAACAAAAAGGTTTTATGATAATGCCTGGAAGTCGTGTATATAAAATGTGTAGTGACATCATTCCTATCTCTACATACCTAGAAGCAAAAGCAAAAGCCCAAGCTTGTAAGGAACCTCCAAAACCTTGGTGGAAACCGTGGCATAAATCTCAACCCAAATGTAAATCATGATCGTATTAATCAAGCCCATTCTTTTCGCCTTCTTGAAGTCAGATTCAGTTAAGAAGCTAGTAGTAGACCTATTAGAAGCATATGTTGCTAGAACTGACAACAAACTAGACGATCAGGCACTTAAAATTGTAAAAGAAAAACTATTCTCATGAGCTCAACAACAAAAAATGATAAAGATTACGGTGAAGGTGGTGTAGTAAATCCTGCGACAGGAAAAAAGGAATGGAAAATCACCAAAGCTTTCAATAAAGGGTATAGTTCTAAAGGCAAGACAAATGCCTAAGGCCACAGAACAACAGTTCAATGAGTTACATAACCTTGTCACTTCTGAATTCCTTAAACGGGTTAAGAGTGGCACGGCCACAACTCAGGACTTAAAAGCCGCATGTGACTGGCTTAAAAACAATGATATAAGTGGAGTTGCTTATGATGGCAATCCTTTAGATAAATTAAATAGGATAATGCCTAAAGTAGACCCAGAACTTATACAACGGAGGTTACACCGTAATGTCAACGTCTGATTACTATAAA